GAAGGTGATTCCAAGGGTGATTCTGAAGGTGATTCCGAAGATGATTCTGGAGATGATTCCAAAGGTGATTCTAAGGGTGATTCCGAAGATAGTGGAGAAGATAGTGGAGAAGATAGTGGAGAAGATGGTGATTCTGGGGAGGAATCTAAGGGACAGACAGGAGAGTCTCAAGGAGGGGAATCTAAGGGAAGTTCTGGGGAGTCTCAGAGTGGGAGACAGGATCAGGAAGTTGAGACTGGTGATGGGGATGATCTTTTCGAGGGTGATTACTCTGGGGGATTATTTGCCGATATGATGAAAGAGATAGCCCAAAACCAATCCGAGGGAGCAGCTAAAATACAAGATAATGATAGAAAAAATGTAAAGAAAGAGATAGAGGATAGTAAAAAAGACCCTAGTATTAAGGCTGATGAGAAAAGAGCAACTAAAGACCTTATAGATGATGCAATAATAAATTCAAAAAAAGAAAGTGATGATAATAATTCAAAGGGAAATGTAGATTCAACTGAATCTAAAAAACAAAAAGAAAGTGAAGACCAAGCTAATAAGCTATTAGGAGATTTGGGATTACAGAACATAACCTCTATGTTTAAGGCTGAAAATGTTAGGGATTGGAGAAGAAAGCTTGAGAGTATGTTAGATATGGCTCTTAATATTGATATATATATGAACCCTAATAGAGTAAACAAAAAATATGATGATGCTCCTCCAGGTATGGAAGAGGAAATACCTGCAATTAAATCAATAGCAATACTTTTAGATTGTTCTGGATCTATGGGGTATTCTAAATTTATTGAAGCTATAAAGCATCTGTCAAATTTGTTTAAATCTCGAAATATGAGTAGAACTAAATTTATTATAGTTCCATGGGGATCACCTAATATGGTTTCAATTGTTAAATCAACTAGAGTTGTAGTGGGTTGTAAATCTGTATTAAGTACTTTATCTACTATGAGTGGTGATATGGGTTCAACGGATGTTACAACACCAATAATGTATTTGGCAGAAAAATATAAAATGGTGGATGCAATAATAATATTAACTGATGGTGAGTTAGGTTCTTATTCTATGTTAGATAATCAGTTACAGAGTTATGTGAGAAGAAACCAAAAGAGAATGATATGGGTTTTAACAGCATCGGCGGGAGATAAAGAGTTGGAAGAGATAAAGAAGGTAGATCCAAATTGTATTAAGTCTCATAGGTATGTGAAATTTAAAAAATAGTAAAATTTAATAGTTTTTATATAGAAAACATAGGATAGCCTTAAAATAAGGGCTGTCCTGTGTTTTTATTTATATATAGTTATTGATGAGCTTGATAAGCTTGATAAATAAGAAGAACTATTTCTTAAAGGTGGGTGAAGATATGATTATTAAAGAGGGGATGGAACCAGTCCGTGATGAGTTTGTTTTCTCTAAAGAACTCTATGAGAGTAAGACCTCTCCAAGAAAAGGAGTTCTTAGAACTATAAAAGGACCAGTAGCTGAGTGGGGAAGTGTAAACAGAAATAATAGAAAATACTCCGAGAAGCTTTGGGATAAAGTTTTAGACTCTGATTATGTAAAGGAACAAACTGAAAATAAAAGTCTTTATGGAGAAGCTAACCACCCTGCGGATAGGTTTGATGTGGATTTTGAGAGAGTATCACATTCTATAGTTGAGATGTATAAAGTTCCTGAAAAGAACCAGATATATGCAACTATAGATATATTAGATACTCCATTAGGAAACATTTTAAACGTTCTATATGAGTATGGTAGTGTATTGGGATATTCCTCTAGAGCTGGTGGAGTACTACACAATAAGAAAACACACATTGAGGTTGATGAGAATAGTTATCAGTTTGTAACCTTTGATGCTGTACCTTATCCTTCGGTAGTGTCCGCTCGACCTTTGAATGAGAGTGGAGAACCCAATATTTGTGAGAAGGTGGAAATATCTGAAGAAGCCCATACTAAAATTATTCAGATAATTGAGGCATTTGGTGAAAAGGGTAAGGAAGTTTTAAAAGATTTTATATACAGTTTACAAGATTATAACCTTGACAAGGAACTTGCTGTGTTAGAAGGGCTAAGTACTGATAAAGATGAGTCTGACTTAGCTGAAACTTTGAAAAGCACCACTTTGTGCCTATTAAAAGAAAGTTATAAACAGATTAATAATTTGAAGTATGAGAAGTCAAACGTTGAAAGACAGTTGACTGAAACCACTACTAAAACAGATGAGTATAAATCTAAGTTGGGATCAGCCTTAAAGAAAATTGAATCCCTATCAGAAGGTAGTAAGACATCTGGAGATGCATTGGGTAAGGTAGATGCAGAAGTTGGAAAATTGAAAAGTACTGTTAAAGACCTATCCTCCAAGAATGGAGTACTCCTTAACACTATTAGGGACTATGAGGAATCAATAGAGGAAATGGAACTAAAGGTACTTGAGATTGAGATTATGCAGAATGACCTTGAAAAGCAGAAAATCATATTGGAGGGTAAGAATAAAGAAATTAAAAATCTTACTTCCATGATTGATGATGTGGGCGTCGAAAAAACAAAACTTCTGGAAGAGATCGAATCTTATAAGAGATTCTCCGACTATGAAGAAGTAAATGAAGAACTTGGTACCACAGTTAAGGAAATTACATCCTTGAAAGAAAACTATACTTTCAATGTTGAGAAATTAACAAAGAAAGAAAGTGAACTTGAGAGGATTAGTGAAGACCTAACTAGAACTATTGAGAGTTTGGAAAAAGCTAATATCAATGTTGAGAAAATCACCTACGAAAATGCAGACTTGTTAGAAGCTATCAGTAGTTACAGAGGAGAAACCCTTAGAACAATTGAGAATTTGGAGCTGTTAAGTGATAAGGTAATTAAACTAGATGAACAAGTTAAATTTAGTGAAGATAAGCTAAAAACTTGTAAATTTGACCTTATTAGATCTGTATGTGGACAGTATGGTGTTGACCCTAAAAACATTGAGAAAAAGCTATTTGAAGATTTTACATCTGCCGATGTGCATATTCTTTGTGAATCTGAGAGTAGTAATAAAAAGTTTGAAGTAATAAGTATTTCTGAGGATATAGTTATTACTCCCGAATCTCAAGAGGATAAGATAAAGGAAGATAAGAAGGAAAGATTAAGTGGTATGTTATCAACAAACCGTAGAGGAAAACTAATAAAATAATTGAAGGAGGATAAATCCCATGAGAGTTAATATTTATGAAGCTTACAAACCTTTGATGGAAGATTGGAATGATTATATCAGTGTTGTTAGAGAGCATGTAGAAGGTTTCTCCGATATTGAAGCAACTCAGTTGGCAATGTTGCTTGAAAACACAAAATCAGAGATTGAAATTGCTAAGGGAAGATTATCACATGGACAGGCAGTTGTTGAGGGAACAGATATTTCTATGATTTCAACATTCCAAAGCCAAGTGTATGACATCATCACCGCGGTCGCTTAATAAGCATGGCTGCCCTAGCTACGTGAGTGCTAGAGGAAAATTCCCTTAATTGCTGGAACACCCTAATGCCCTATAACACTAAAGCAGGACTGGAAACGGTGTATGTAAATGTTACGAAAGTAGAAAAAAGATATAGGGATGGTATATGGTGTAAACCTAAGTATCGTGATACAATGGGGAATCAGCAGCTAAATACCTTAACAGATAAAGCTGATGGTAAAAAGTTCAACGACTAGCCTATTGGTACGGCGTAGGACTCAAGAGAGTCCGAAATGGGGAATATCTTAGATGCAAGAAGTAAAAAATAAGAAAGATGATTACATTGAGTGTCCTATATGTGGTGAGAAAAGAATAAGCTTAGGAAAGCATATTAAATATCACCATAAAATGTCTAAAGAAGAATTTAAGTTGAAGTATCCCAACTTTGAAACTATAAGTCCTTTACTAAAGAAAGAAAGATCCGAAACAATTAAAAAGTCCTTAAATACGGATAGAGTGCATAAATTACACCATGATAGATTAGTTAAGCAGTGGAAAGATAAAGAGTATAGAGAGAAAATAACTAAGGGTGTAACTAGTACTTGGAAAGAGGAAGTATTTAGGGAAAAGGTATCTAAAGGACATAAGCAGAATTGGGATAATGAAGAATTTAAGATTAGACATTTAATAGCCACAAAAGATGCAGTTAATACAGAAAGATATAAATTAAACATGTCAAAAACAGTTAAAAAGCTCTGGACTACTAAAGACTACCAAAAAAAAGTTTTAGAGGGTTCATGTAAAAAATATAAGAAGAAAAATGGTAGTGAGATGTTCTTTAGAAGTTCGTGGGAGCATATAGTATCGGAGTACTTAGATGAGTTGGGTTTAGTGTATGAGTATGAACAAAGAAGATTTGAATATATTTATGAAGGTAGTACTCATAGTTATATACCTGATTTTTACTTAGTAGACATGGATTTATATTTAGAAGTAAAAGCTGAATTTAGAGTGAGTGACCCTAAAAATGTAATCAAATTTCAATCAGTTATAGATAGTGGAAATAAAATACTGTATGTAACTGATAAGTATGTACAAGATAAGGATAAGTTTTTTGTCTTGTTGGGTCTAAGATAAAGATATAGCCTGTTCTTTAGGGTGACCTAAAGAGATATGACGGAATCGGTCATATTAAAACATAAAACGCATGCCGAATTTAATAGCAAATGATATTGTAAGTGTCCAACCCCTTGATCGTAGGAATGGCCAAGTATTTTTCCTTAAATTTAAGTATGCACAGAAAAAAGGTAAGATAGCTGCTAATTCAGATATGTTAACACCTACAACTGGATTCTCAGGTAACGACTACTCTGGTGAGTTAATCACTGGTGAAGTAATTGGTACTGGTAGTGCTTCCCCACAAACTGTTATAGCTAACCTTTCTTATGTGCCTATTAAACCAGGAACAGTAAGAATTACAGATGGAACTAAGGTTGCTGTGGATGATGGAAATGGAACATTGACAGGTACATTGGTTGCTGGTGGTGCAACTAATAAAGTTGTTGATTATGTTTCTGGACATGTTCACCTTGATTGTGCAGCTACAACAGCTTTAGCTGATATCACTGTTGAGTGGGAATATGACTTGAATAGTTTTGATGCAGCTGTTCCTGAAATTGATACAACTGTTGTAAGTGAGCCAGTTGTAGCAAGACCAAGAAAATTAAAATCCATTTACCTCTTCGACGT